AAAAAACCTTTTCTATCTGGCATATCACTCATTGGAATATGTCTACCAAGGTCCACGAACGTAAAACGATACCGTTGTTCGTGGCTGGTTGTCCTCATCTGAAGAAGTTTCAACACTTTTGTGGGCTTGTAGGCCGACCCTTTGGGGTCAGTCTACAGTGTCCTAGTGTTGTTGGTGAAACAGAAGAGGCGCGCTTGTCGTTTGTCAAGGAATTTTGCGGTTCATTCCTTGAACATCCGGTTACTCATCTTTGGCATGATCGCACGGCTAGACTTTCTACTGATAGTAGAATGTCTATCCGCATGTCATTATTTCTTTTCCGTAAGGCATTGCCTTCCTTGGTGCCCGATGTACAGCCGTATCTGGATAAAATGTCTAAACCAGGATCTCCACCGGATCCTGATTTCGTCAGATACGTCCGTAAGCATGTTCCACTTCTCTTTCCTGAGGGGTGGGATTCTGGTCTTTATGAGTCAGCTTGTCTGAATTGTACAGTTCCAGTTAAGTCTTGCGTACAAAGGTCACTGGGGAAGGGTGGTAGTAGATTGGAAGTGATTGAGCGTCATGGGGGCAGTACTGCCCATCATGATTTCGTTATGAGGGTCCTCTCGGAGGAATCTCCAATAGCACTTCTTCCGTCCCGCGTTGTGGCGGTCGAGACGGGGGGTAAGCAGCGTATCGTCTCCACGGGCGATGTTGAGATGAACTTGTTTCGTCCGCTGCATGCTTCTATCTATAACCACTTGTCCAAGTTTCCCTGGCTCTTGCGTGGTGACGCTCGAGCGTCACGGTTTAAAGACGAGTTTCGGCTCGTTGCCGGAGAAGTGTATACGAGCGGCGACTACGAGTCCGCTACGGATAATTTGAATACAGAGGTTCAAGAAACCATATTGAGCTGTATTTTGAATAACACTACTTCGGTCCCGAAAGGGATACGTGACTCAGCCATGCGTACTCTTCGGATGCGTATGTTTGACAGTAGGAGGCCCGACGTTGTTTTTGAGCAACGCCGTGGGCAACTAATGGGCAACCTTATCTCTTTTCCCCTTCTCTGCATTGTCAATTACTTGGCTTTCCGGTTTTATTCCGGAACTTCAGGTGCAGGTAGGTCCGTTCCGGTTCGCGTGAACGGAGACGATATCGTATTTCGGAGTACTCCGGAAGTTTCGAGTCGCTGGATGAGAGGTGTGGTTGGTAGCGGGCTAGTTCTTTCTAGAGGTAAGACCATGGTTCATGGTACTTTCTTTTCACTTAATTCTTCCCTTTTTAAGGGGAGACGTCTTGGGGTAACTGTTGTTCCGATGTTGAGGAGCACTGCTTTTGGTTATTCCGCAAGGGATGGCAGTGTCGAATCGCTTCGGGGTCGGTGGGACTCTTTTTGTCCGGGCTTTTTCGGTGCCCGACGGGAGTTACTCAGGACGGAGTGGCTTAAGTGGAATAGGAAGTGGATCGTCGCTAGTCGACGATCCCTTTCTCGAGGGCTAGGTATGAACGTCCGCGAGTCGGAGGTCCGTAGTGCAGGATTGTGGGGGAGAGAGTGCTTTTACCTCTCCATGGCGAAGGAAACTCCGCTACCTGTGAAAAGATCTGTTCTTGATCAGGTACTTCGAGTACCACATGACTGGGAACCCCGGCGCGTAGAAAAGATTACGAAGATAATGAGGAAGGAAATGTTAGGACTCGCAGGTGCATTTGTGGAATGTGCTTGGTCTGAAGTCCGTGGCATTTTCAACGACTCGGATTACCGAGATCGCGTTGACGATTCTCCGAATTGGGCAGGGGAACAACGGGATTCAAGGCGTCAATCGAGACTTCTCAAACTTTCTGCAAAGAATAGTAGAAGGTATCTCGCACCTAGGTGCGAGTTTCCTCTCAAGAAGTATTGGCAGGCGGTCCGGGTTACAGTGTGGAGACCGACCACGAACAACGCGGTTCGTTGGCATGTAAAGGAAATTGAAGGTGAGTGCAGGGTAGAGGAGGCCTGTCCCGTTTGCTTTGACAGTTTTCCCAGTCAAGTGACCACTTGTGGTCATTTTTTCTGTGTAGACTGCTCGAGGGTCTGGGATGGCAGTTGTCCGATTTGTCGTTCGGTTTTCGATCCGAGCCCCAGATTGGGCAGCGTACCTCCTCCGTCTTGCTATTAAGGTTGTGGACGGTTCGCCGTACCACCTCGTTCATGAGTTTTCGTAGATACTTGACCTCTACTCCGTGATTGACACACTTAACCGTGTCTAGCCTTCGGGCGAGTGTAACGGTAACGTTGCAAGGTTGGATGTAAGTTCCAAGGCTACTGCTCCTCTGTGCCTTTTTAGCTCACTGTAAACAGGCCTAAGCAGCCGAAGAAAAGAAAAAGCCTAGCCTCTAGTATTCAGGCTTGAAATCCCCGTGTTCGCGAGGGATGCATAATAGAAACGACTAATGAAATACCGG